GAAATCTTATATTTTTTAAATCTACAAACACTGGTTGGACACCACTATTTTCGCTATATTTTAATATATAATCTTTAGTCCATATCCACTCAGTTCCTTCTGGATTATTAATTGTATTTCTATCTCGACCAGATAATAACCAGTATATACTATCGTTTTTTCCATCTTGTATACAAGCAACATCAGTAGTAAGTGAAATAAATTCTTGCCCATCTAATAGTTTATTACCTAATATATTTTGAACAGTACCAACGTTACTAGAATCTGAAGTAGATCCAGATTCTGAAGTTGAAACTTCTATATTCATCGCATGTCTATATTGTCCATTAGGTACTAACCTTTCATCAAGGTCTTTATTCATTTTACCCTGCTGAAAACTATTCTTTAATTCAGGCATATTTTAATGTTTAATCCATTTAGATTTACCTCTAAAAATTTGAGTAATCTCTTCTAATTTAATATTTGATAATCTTAATTTTGCTTGTCTTATAGCAGCTCTTTTATCTTTTTTATATCTTTGTATAGCGTATTCTGGAACACCTTTTCTTAACGACATTATTTCGCATAATATATATTTATACATAGCTTCTTCAGCAAATTTATGAACTTGCATTTCATCGTCAGTTCCTAATCCATCACTTATATAATGTAACGTAACCGTTTTGCCACTAATATTAGAACTAAAACGTATTTTCCCGAGACGACAATCTATATAAAAAGAACCATTTGTTTGTGAATACTGTGGATGTATACCGTATCTCTCTCCTCGCGCTAAGTCATATGTTCCATCATCATATTTATCTATATTATCATTTGGGGTATGTGATTTGTAACTAGTTAACGTATCAGACAAACCAGCTGATTGTAAATTTTCTACATTACCTTCAAATGTTATTGTTACGTTATCAACTTTGTTTACGCTAGCATCTTCTACAGTGTTTTGGTTTACTACTACGTAATCTAAAACATGGCTGGTTATTAAAATATATACTTCGTCAATATTACTAACATCTATACTTGTTTTTGATTTTGTCGAGGACGTGCCAGCTCCATCATTAAATTCTAAATAAGCGTCATCCCCGTTTATATCTTTGATATCAAAGATATTAGTATCTACATTAGTTGTCTCTTGCGGCGTGTTATGATTCATGTTTGTGAGACTTGGTTTATAAAATGTACCATCTAATATATACCCACCAGAATAGGTTACATTACTACAAAAACCAACTCTTACGACACCTACACCTTTTATTCCTGATGATGATGCTGCAGATATCCCATCAACAGATAGTTTTGTAATCACATCCATACCAGATACGTCGATTTTTTGCCAAACAGCATAAGCCCCTGCTGTTACGTTTGTTCCACCATTAGGATGATTTAATTCAGCAGAACCGTGTGTGAATGTTAAAATTTCGTCTGTAATTTTTATACTATCAATACCATCTCCACCTTCATCTAAATCTACGCTTATTAGAGTTTTTGTCCAACCTCCATCTACAGGTGTATTCGTATCTAAATCATCATCACTAAAATTATAATTTTCTACTAAAAGATCTACATTACCTACAAAATCAAAAGTGCCATCATCGTTTTGTTTAGGATTAAAAGGATTAGATGTTTTGCTAGTTGGGTATAATAAATGTTCTATACCAGCATTATCACTCCAAGTTACCTTAGTATAATTCACATAATCTCGCGGTAGAGTCATTGCTAGATTAGATGGTACTGCTATCTCCATTGCTTTACAAGATTTAAAAGTATCAAAACTTAATTCTTGCATAGCTCTTTGTGCGTGAAAAGCAACGTCTACTCTTCTGGCTCTCGATACTATTTTATCTTCACCAGTGTAAGCGATCATAAACTGATCTATTATATCGTTTAACGAAGTAAATTGATAGTTGCCGTGGTTATCACTTGGTCCTGTATAATAATCATAATCACTCGTATTATGAATAAGCGTAGCATTGTTTAGTAATCCCATTTATTTATTGTTTTTCTTGTTGAATATTTCTTGTTTCTTCTTGAGTAGCTACAGAATATAATTCTGGTGTTCTCACTACAATACCAGCTAAAGCAAGGATCTTATTTATTAACTCAACTTGTTCAGATTCATGTAGTTCAAAATGTATGGATGTATTAGGGTTATATAGTGCTTTTTCACGGATAACATTATAGCCCCATTGTACTTTTGTAGGCTTTTTAATATAGTCCATTGATAGTCTTGTCGCTTCTAACGGCCATTCTGGGAGATCATTATCACGGCGTATCCCAACCCAAACAACTTCTACACCGCCATACATGTTTTCAGCTAGTTTCATATCATACGCGATAAATAGACTACGCGCATTAGGAGTTGGAGTATACGTATCGGTAGGACTTATCTGTACTAGTTTATTGTTTATCGCTTTTCCTAAATATCCTATTGGTCTATCTAATGTTGGTCTTATTAAGGGCTTTGGGTTATATACTATAGAGTTGAATTGCTTTGGTGTTAATATTTCTACTTGTGTCCATTGTCTACCAATATTTCCTCCGTAATCTATAGAGTATTTAGGATTTTTAGATTTTAATCTAACGTCACCTATTCTATATACTTCTTCAGGTAACTCTATTCCTAATTCAGCCCCACTACCCCATACAGGTTGAAAATTCTCTTCTATATATAAAGGCCCGGCATTATGTTCAAATACAGCTATTTTTTCTTCTAATATAGCTAAAACATCAGAATGACCTGTATCGTTACCAGGCATTCTTTGGAATTGGTTTATATCATAAAAATACTGTTCAAATATATTCATTTGTGCTTGGTTGGCTAAAAGATTAAATTCTTGAGGTGTTATATAACCTCGTTGTTCTTTATTAGCTAACGTTAAAACTGTTTGATATACTGTATCTATGTTTACCATAATTATTTTTTATTATAAGGAAAAGCTTTGTTTAAAGCTTCTTTTCTTTTACTACAACCACAATCTTTTTTACCAACAGCTTTTGCTCCTATTTGAACTAAACTATGTATCCCGGTTGTTTTCATAAATTTTTCTACTGAATCGCCTAATCCTTTTGATTTCATATTTATTTTTGTAGTATTGCAATCGCCCTATAGGGCGACCGCTTACTACAGTTTGATTATTGATTTAACCTTTTTTCTATATTTGAAAATATTTCCATACCCTCATCAGTTTTAAACCAAGCGGCTAAAGCTGAATATGGATGTTCATCAAACGGAACGTTCATAATTTTTCTACCATTAGAACCCCAAGAAAATGTTCTTTGATTAGGAGATAAATTTAATATCCCCATCTCAGTTGCTCTAATACCAAAGTTTCTAAGCATAACATTTTCATCGCTAGCTAGCTCTAAAAGTAATTCAGGATTTTTCTTAGCAAATATAAGTAAATCACGCTTAAGCTCTTTAGAACTCATCTTAGATACTTTAGAACCAATCTCAGCTCGCATAACTGCTTCTGCCATATCAATATCCATGTTTCTAGCAGCTATCAAAGCGTCTACCTCTAAATTAATGTCTATCAATTGATCTTGAGCTATAACTTTTGGTTTGTGTTCAAAAAAAACTTTATCTTTATGAGGATGATATAAAGAAAGAAGTTTTTGTAACACAGTTTTTTCTTTTGGAACATGTAAAGCCCCATTTCTAAAAATAACATGAGATAATCTTTGATCTCCTTTCATCTCGTCAACAAAACAAGTTATTTGATTTTCACAATATTTTAATTCTCTTTCATAACCTTTTTCTTCATCAAAATAATAGATATTAGCAGATCTTATCATTTTGCTTAGAGGTCTTTTTTTACCTTTTAAAAGATATGTTCTTGGTTTTATTTCCCATGTATCTTTTTTTGGTTTTGGAATATCCGCAACCGATGTTTTTGTTTTTGGTTGTTTTACAACTGTAACAGTTTCAACTGCTACTTCTTCTTGTTCAAATTGAGGGGTTTCTTCAATCTCAACTTTTTTTGTTTTCTTTGCCATAATATAATATATAATAAAATTAATAAAAAATAAAGAGGAGGAACGGAGAACGTTTACGTGTATGCCGTCCCCCTCTTTAAAATATAATGATTAGTTCATTAAGAAGAAATTATTTGCTCCTTGAGTAACTAAACATCTTTCAGATAAGTAATGGACCTCCATTGCATCTAAATCAGAAGTAACAGCTCCAACAGAACCAGTAACCCAAGTTTTTAGGTATCTATTATCTGTTTGAGAAGCTCTATATCTAACATGCAAGAATGGGCGTGTTAAGTTTCTACCTAACATTTGGTCATATACTGACTGAGTACCAGCTGGTACCATAACTCCACGAATTGCTCCAACAGTATTCATAGCGTTGATACCACCTCTACCATCCATCTGGTTTAAATATTTCCAGTCAGATTTATAGAAATCGTAAGAACCTCTACGGAAACCATTAAATCCTAGGTTAAGCGCCATATCTTCAGAATTAGAGAATACTCCGTAAGAAGTACCACCAGCTCCATAAGAATTCATTGAAGCTAACATATCGTCGATAGCTAAAGCAGTCGATCTATTTACAAACATCATGTTTTCTTCAATACCACCATTTTTGTCAAGTTCTGCTAAAATAGCATCAAACTCAGCTAAATCAGTAGCAGCATTAACACCTGTAACACCAGAAGTTTGATTACCTCTAGTTTCAATAGCGTTAAATAACCCTTGGTGACCGTGAATATTATCAGTTGCAGTAGCCGCAGCTTGTCCTAAAAAGTGGTCAGCACCACCATCAGAAGCATCCATTGGAACTGTTTCTAACATAGACATTTCTAAATAGTCATTAAACCTCATTCTAGTTTCAGCTTCAGCTTTAACATACCAAAGGTAACCTCCAGTACCATCTTCAGAAGAAACTTCTACCCAACCAATTTGAGCGGTATCAGAACCTGATACTGAATATTTATCTTTTAAGATAATTGGTTTATTAGAGTAAGTTTTGTGATCTGGTTCGTTTTGTCCAGTTCTACCATCGTCTCCTTTTTTGTATTCAGAACCAATAACTAATATAGTTAGAGTTTCGTCTCCATCAGATCCAGCAGAAAAACCTGCAGCTGTTAAAGTTAACGCGCCACCACCTGAATCATAAAGAGCCACATCAATAGTATCTGTTGCTGTAACTGAAGCGTCTTCGGTTACAATAACTACAGCAGTACTATTAGAATCAGCGATTAATAATAAATCATTTTTTCTAATACCATGAGTTGTTGTTATTTCTCTACCATCGATATCTGCTTCAATTTGAATCTGACCACCCATGTTAGCTGTCGCGCCTCCACCGTAATCAGTTGCTACAGCAGTAGCATTTGATACGTAACCTTTATAAGCAAGGTGTAATCTACCTTGTTCTGACCAAATAACTTGGTCTGATGTCATTGCTTCTTCAGCACCAACTTGTCTTAAGAATCCTGCCATCGTTCTATTTCCATAAGCTTCTGCCTCTTTAGCCATAACGTCTGGTAGATATTGATCTGCCCATCCATTAGTACCTCCAGCGAAGTCCATGTAATTGCCAGCTAACGCTCTTTTCACCGGTGAAGGTGTTAAATTCGCAGCCGTTGCACTTGTAATTGCCATTTTTAATTTGTTTTAAAGTTATTTATTTGTTTTTAATTTTAAACTTAAAATCAGAAGAATCATCACCTAACACTTTAAACTTTAAACCACTATGTTCTACTTCTTTATGAGCCTGTCTTGGACTCATATCGATATTTTTAGATTTAGCAACACTATCTTTCATAGCATCTGCTTTTCCTTGCTCGTAGAAGTGATTAGCTATAGCATCCGCGTTCATTGCTGTAAATAAAGATTTATGATAACCTGAAGCGTTTTCTAGTTGATTCTTTTTATTCAAAAACTTTTTGATAAAATTATTAACATCACTCTGAGTTTCTTTTACTTCATTTGCATCTTTAACGTTATATCTGAATTTTTTATCACCAATATTATATTCAAATCCTTTAAACTTATTATTAAAGACTTGATTAGTTTTATTAGTGAAAACAGATTGTGCTTCTTTAGTTAGTTTTTCGCTTTCTTCTGTTTCCTTGTTATATCTATTGAAGAAATTAATAGCCTTTTGTTGTTCTGATGTTAACTTAACACCTGCTTTAATTTCTTTATAGTATCTGGATTTTTGCTCTTCCAGTTGAGCTCTAGCGCTGGCAACTTGCTCTTTAAACGCTAATTGTTTTCTTTTTATATCTCTTTCATCGTCTTCTTCTTCGTCGTATGAAAATTGATCTTCCATTATAAAATCTATTTCGCTAGAAGACAAGTGTTGTTTTGTATTTTTATAATATTCTCTAAGTAAAGTAATATCATCTACTTTGCTAAAATCTTGATTTAGCGCTACGTAATCAGTAATATCACCACCTGTTTCTTCCATAAAATCCATAAGTTTTTGGAGATTTTCAGGAAGTTCAGTTCCTTTTTCTATAGATTCTGTTATAGCTTCTTCAATTTGTTCAGTTACTTCTTCGACTTTTTCTTCTACAATGTCTTCACTATCTGTTATCTCTTCGATAATAGGTGTGTTCTCAGTCTTAGATTCGTTTTCGACTGATTTAACCTCTTCTGAACTGGGCTTTGTTCCTCCTTCTCCCATCTTCTCGCCATCTCCGGTTTGTTCGCCCACATCCACTTTCTCTGTTTCTCGCTCTTGAACGGCATCTGTTTCTGTTTTTGGTGGTTTACTTAAATCAACTTTGATAACTTCGTCAGGATCTTGACTAAGTTTTTTCATAGTTGGTTTTTCTTTTACTTTTAATTTTCCGACTTTATCGTCTAATTTTGGTTGTTCGGAAACCTGTTCGGTTACCTCTTGTTTTGCTTTTTTTGCCATAATATAATATAATAATAATTAATAAATTTATCTAGGATCAAACGCTCCTAAATCAAAATCACCAGTTAACGTATCGTTACCCATAGATTCAAAATTTTTAGGTGGTTTTTGATTATTTCTTTGATCAATCATCTCACTTTGTTGAGTTGCTTGAATCCTAGTTCTTTGATCTTTTCTATTTTCTTTTTCAGCTTCTCTATCTTTAACACCATCAACCTCTACTCCTTTCAACCGCATGTTATACATGAACTCCTGCTCCATTAATAATTTTTTAATTTCAGCTTCTTTTCTTAATTTTACAATATCTAAATCCGCTTTTATTTGTTCTAATTGCGCTTCTGCTTGCGCTTTGGCAGACTCTTTTTGTACTTCTAATTGAGCAGCTTCTTGTTGTGTTCTCATGTTAGCCTCGGCTTGAGCTTGTATATTTCTTTCAGATGCGGCTTGATCAGCTTGCATTTTCTTTTTTCTACGTAATTTTAATACTTGATTAGCTAGTTTAATACTTTTTATTTCTCTAACATCAATAGCATCTTCTAAATCTACACTGTTTTGTTGTAGAGCCATTTGTATATTGTTTTCTAACATTTGTTTTTCTTCTTCATCTGGCATTAATTCTATAAATATACCAAAATCATATAAGTGTAAATCAGATATTTCTTCTAACATACCGGCATTATGAGCCCCTATACTTTGTATAAAAGCGTCTGCGGTTGGAGAATATTCTAATATATCAGATATTCTAAGTGATAAACATTCAGCAACTTCAGCCGTTAAAAATAAACCAGACTGTAAAACATGTCTTGTTGCCACGTTAGAGTTTGCCGCGGCTAATTTTTGTATACCTACTAAAGTATTTTTATCAGGCAATGTACCATCTCTAGCCTCATTTAACCCAGTCACATCCCTTATCATTTGAAGATAATAATTATAATTAGTTATTAATGATTGCATTTTGTGACCACCGTGTCCAGTTGTTATTTCTGTAATAGGTACTTTACCAGCGTTCATATCACCTTCTTGCGTATAAGATCTACCTACAACACTACCAGTTTGGAAAAACATATTCAAGGCTTCTTGTGGATTGTAATTAGTACCATTACCTAAATCAACCTCAGCTAATCCATCAGCGTCTAAAAACACACCATCTGGAACCATTCTTGATAGTACTTGTTGAATTTTTAAATGGGTTAATTGAATCATATCTGCAAACCCTGTTATTCTACGGACTAATGATTCTATTTTACCTTTATACATTCTAGGAGCTACTATAGAATAATTCATTTTAACTTTAGTATAATCACTTTTAGGACGCATCATATTCTTAGCCATCTCCCATTTAAGTAATTTATTTGTACCTAAAACTATAGCACCTTCATATAAACACTCTATTTGTCTTAATAATCTTGAATATTTACCTTCTTTTTCTTGTGGTGGATTAAAACTATCGTCTTTTTCTATAAGTCTTTCTGCTCCAGCTACGGTTTCTTTTACCTTATAAACCTCGTTCATATATTC